GCGGCGGCGCTTACGGCGACGCAAGCGGAACCGGCACGAACGGCACGCCTGGCGCGGGCGGTCCCGGCTCAGACATGGCAGGCGGCTCTGCGGGTGCGGGCGGCGGCGGCGGTGCTGGCGGTGCGGGCTCGAGCATCGCGCCAGTCGGCAAGGGCGGAAACGGCGGTCTGTATGGCGGCGGCGGCGGCGCTGGCGGGTATAACTCGACCGGCGCTAACTATGCGGGCGGCGGTACTGGCGCGCAAGGCGTGATCGTCATCACCTATACGCCGGTTGCGACGACTGCAACGATTTCCGGCTCGCTCGGCAACGCGACCGGCGCGCTCTCCGGCTCCGAATCTCTCCCTGCTGCTCTCGCTGCGATCCTCGGCGTGATGACCGGCGCGATCACTGGCGGCGAATCCATCGGCGCGACTGTCGGCGGTTCGCTCGCGGGCGTCTCCGGCAGCATCGCCGCATCCGAATCGGTCGGTGCGTCGCTATCGGGCGCGCTTGGAGGCGTCGGCGGCTCGTTCGGCGCATCGCAGTCGATCCCGGCATCACTCGCCGGCGCGCTCTCCGGCCTGACGGGTTCGTTCGTCGCGTCTTCCGGCTCCGGCGCTTCCCTCTCCGGCTCGCTCGCTGGCATCAGTGGCGCGCTCGCGGCATCCGAAGTCATCGCGGCATCGCTTGCGGGTTCGCTCGCCGGCGTATCCGGCGCGTTCTCCGCATCGACGCTTAACGGATCGGCTGCGCTCATCGCCGGTCGGCTCGATGGCGTCGGCGGCTCGCTCGCGGCATCCGAGAGCATCGCTATCAGCGCCATTTCCGGCGCGCTGGCGGGCGTCTCTGGCGCGTTCTCGGCGCTTACCTACGCGAACCCCGTCGCAACAATCGGCGGCTCTCTGGCGGGCGTCTCCGGGCTTCTCTACGCGACGTCGATCGACACGAGCACGCCAAGCCCGACGCGCGTCTCGGTTCCCGCTGAAGTGCGCGCTGTTTTGGTCGGCCCTGACGCTCGGCGGCTTGCTGCGTCGCCGGAGATTCGCGCCGCGCGCGTGACGCCTGAATCGCGCCGCTTCGTCGTTCCTGCTGAGACTCGACGAGTCGCGGCATCACCATAAACGGAGTCCTATGGCGTTACCTGTTCCGATCCCGGCAAAGTCGCCGGCCGCAATCCTCGACTATCAAATGGACTGGTCCGCCTGGCTCGCGCAGGGCGAAACCATCGTAAGCGCAACCGTCACCGCTGACGCCGGCGTAACCGTCAATCCGACCGGCAAGGCGACGTCGGTCAGTGGCGGCGTCGTCACCTTCTGGCTCGGCGGCGGCACGCGCGGCACGACATACGACGTCGAAATCACTGTCACGACGCAATCGCGCACAGACAGCCGAACGATGCAAGTTCCGGTCGGCACGCGCGTCATCAACGGCGTCTCGTAACCCCTCCCCTCTCGAAAGGCAATCCATGAAACGCATTCTGATGCTGCTCGCGGCAGGCTTCGCCGCGCTCGTTCTCTCCGCATGCGCGACCGTCGCGCCGGCGCAAGCCGCGGCAACCCTGCAAGCGCAGGCAAAGAAGCAGTGCATCGTCGTGCAGCCGTTCCTCTCCTCGATGCTCGCGATGCAGTCGCAATTGTCGCCTGACGCGATCGCCAAACTCTCCGACGTATCGGGCAAGGTATCGACCGCGTGCGCGTTCGCCAGTTCTTCGGGCGCCTCGTTCTCGCTCGCTGACGTGCAGACCTTCGCGAATGACGCGATCCCGGCGCTGATCAAAGTGATCGACGCGTCGGCGATGGATCAATCGCAGAAGACCGCCGCCGAAATCGCCGTGACCGCCGCGCAAGTCGCGCTCGCAACCGCCATCGCGAACGCACAATGAGCCGCTTTCTCACCGATCTACGCGTCGAGCTTGTGAGCGACGCGACAAACGACGGGCGCGGAACGTGGCGCCTGACGTCGCCCCTCGTGTATGACTCCGACACGGCGGGGCGGGTGTTCGTCGTCCCGGCCGGGTTCGAAACCGACTTCGCGAGCGTGCCGCGCGCCGCGTTCGCGTTCGTGCTGTGCGGCGACACGGCACACGCAGCGTCGGCTCTGCATGACTGGCTGTACACCGCGCACCCGGTGACGCGCGATGTCGCCGACGCGGTGCTGCGCGAGGCGGCGATAGCGTCGGGCGTGCCGGCGTGGAGAGCGGCGCTCTTGTGGGCGGGCGTCCGCGTTGGCGGCGGCGGGTCCCACTGGAAGGGCGCACCGACTGCGGCCTAGCGAAGCCACTCGAAAGGCTCTGTGTACTTCATCCGGTTTCCCTTCTGCATGTTCATTTTCAGAGGGATCACCGAGATATTGCTCGCGCAATGAAGACCGCAAGCCTGCTGCGCCTGGATCGGAATCAGGTGGTCCACACTCCACTTGATTCCGGTCGCATCCTCTCTCCGCCTCGACAGATCGTTCGCCTCAATGATTACGAGTTCGTCGAACTCCCCGAACCATTTAGGCAGCGCGCGCGCCTCTCTGAGTTTGCGCCGAATGTAGCTGATCTCTCTTGCGGTCGCCGCCGCTCTTCTCGGGTTCTTTCCGATCGCGGAATCAACGTCGATCGGGCGCGCTCCTCTGGCGCGATGTTCGCGTTTTTTTCGGCTCTCTTCTTCTTTGCAGTGATCGCAGGTGCACTGGCGAGTGGAGACATACCTCGGCCCCATTGATCCATATTTGCATGGCACCTCTCCGATATACCGAGAAAAGCCGAGTCTGATCGCATCGGCTCGAAGCTTCGGATACTCCACCGCCTCGACTCCGATTCTCATCCTCTTCTCGCGTGGCCGAGCGCCCCTCGCAGCGCCGTCTCCCTTGCCCCCTTCTCGATATGCCTTCGTGAACAAGCGCCGCTCTTCTTTACAGTCTACGCATGCGCAAGCTCGTTTTGATACATATCTGGGGCCGACTGCGCCGTGCTTGCACTGCACCTCGCCCATGTAAAACATCAGCCCAAGTCTAATCGCGTCTTCCCGCAGTTCCGGGTATGTCGTTGTGTTCATATTTCCCCGTGGACCCATACGTATGGACGGCCATCATGACGCACTTACGCACGGTCGTCAATACGTATGGGCGTCAATACGTATTGATCCACTCACGCATCACTTGAAGTTCGGGCGCGCACCCGCTACCCTACCGGCAAACACAACCGGGAGAGGGTATGACCATCATCGCCGTCGTGATGCAGAAGGGCGGGGTAGGTAAGACGACGACCGCAACCAATGTCGCCGGGGCGCTTGCGTCGCAGGGCGCGAGTGTGCGCCTGTACGATGCAAACCCGTTTCAGAGCAGTTCGTATCAATGGGGGCAAGTGCGCGTCGGTGCCGGCGTGCAGCCGAACCTAAGCGTGGTGCGGGTCGATCAGAACTACGGGCATGCGGTCGCGGCCGATGAACCGAACTTCGATCACATCGTCATTGATTGCCCGCCCGATTTACGAGTCGAAACGCGAACCGCAATGGGCGTCGCTGACGTCATCTTGATTCCGCTCAGGATCGGCCAATTCGACGCGTGGAGCCTTGCGCAGACCGCGCAGGTAGTCAGAGAGAGAAGGGCGTCCGTACCAACGCCAGTGCGCGCCATCGCGTTCGTGAATGCCGTTCCGCACTACATCAAGGCGGAACTCGACGAGTCGATTGAACTGATCAAAGAGATGAGCGACGATTTCGAACTCGGCCCGACGCTCGTCGATCGCGCCGCGTACCGCAAAGGCTCGAAACTCGGTCTGTCGGTGCTCGAATTGCCGCCCGAATACCGGGACGGGAAAGCGTCTGACGAATTCGCAACGCTGCTCGCGGGGGTGCTCAATGGCTAACCCGCCGCTAAATCGCAACCTGGTCGACGCATTCGCCGGAACGCCGGCCCATGAAGCACCGCCGAAGCCGTCGAACATCGTTCACTCGCAGGAAGCCCGGCCGCTGTTCCGCGAGCGCGAGACGTTTCAGAAAATGACCGTGAACATGCCGAAGGCGCTTTATGAAGAGTTGCGCGCATACATGAAGCTGACCGACGTGCCGATGTCTGATGTGCTGGTCGAAGGTGCGCGGCGCGAGCTTGCACGGCTGAGAAAGCAGGGCGGGGGCGATTAAGGTCGTCGATCATCCCCGTATGGATAACTGCCCCGCCCACACCGCAAGGGTGTGGACGGCCCTAACGGGTTCGGCAGTTACCCACACTTGAGCCTGACGCGCGCCTTCGGCGCTTGCCTCAATGAGAGAGAAAGTCAAAGTCCGAACCCCGATGAGGCAGATCAAGAGAAATCGCCCGCAAAGCCTTATTCCATATAGAGCGCGGTCCGTTTTTTCGGACCAAAAGGTCCGTTTTTTCGCACCTATCGGTCCGCTAACGACCGTACCTTTCGGGTCAATTTTTCGCACCCATTCGACCGGTTCTCGGTGTACCCTACGGTCCTGTAAATAACGAACCGTGAGGGTGAACATGGCGACGGTGTTCAAAGGTGCGCGGCAGTTGCAGGACATGGAAACCGGCGAGATTATCGACACTCAGGTTGTCGAGAAGACCGTCGGCGACATCGGGTTTCACAAAATCTGGCTTCACGAAATCCTCGATCTTGTGGATGAGGTCGGCAATGCGAAGATGAAGGTGCTGATGTGGCTCCTGAGCCATGCTGACGCACAGAACCGCATCTATGCAACGTGGGCCGAAATAGCCGAAGGCACCGATGTCGGGCGCACAACAGTCTCGGCGCTGATGGCGAAACTGAAGTCGGCGAACGTCATCAGCGAGGTTCGCCGGAGCGTATGGCGCCTGAACCCTGACGTCATCTTTAAGGGCGATCACAACAAGCGCATGTCAGTACTGATCCGCTACAAGAACGAGAAGCAGAAAGACCTCTTTGACGAGGATGCGCCGGCCGCAGCGAAGCCGCAGGCATTGCGGCGGGTTGCCTGATGAAGCGACCCGGAGCCGTCGCGCTCGGCGAAGTCGCTGCACGCGCGAGCCATATCGAAATCGCCTGTACGCGCTGCGAGCGCCGCGGCCGGTATCAGTTGACGAAGCTCGTCGCGCGGCTCGGCGCTGACTTCGCTATGACCGATCTTGCCGGCGAACTGGCGGACTGTCCGCGCCGTGCGTCGCCCGCATGGAGCGAGCGATGCGACGTGTATTTCCCGGGTTTGGCGGCGCTGATGCCTAAACAGCAAGAGGGTACGCCATGAGTCCAATGTACGAGATACAGCGGCTTGCGGACGAAATAAAGCAAGGCTCTCAGGAGTTTTGCCGGCGCATTGAGGATGGCACTTGGCAGGAAAATCAGGCCGGCTTAGAGAGATTGCTCCTTGCGTATCAGGAACTTGCCCCGCTCATCAACTCGGTTCGCGGATTGAGAGCCGCCGAGCGATGATTCGCGCGCCGGACTTATCCACAAAAACAGTGTGTAACCCTGTTGATAATCATTCTTCCGAATGAATGTTAATTAACCTTATGTCAACCGACCTTATTCCGTTGATTGAGCCATAGTTGCCGCGCGCGCTCCGCGAGCCGGAACGCGTTGCTAACCTGCTTCGCCGTCGGCCTGCCGCCGCCCGGAAAGTGAAACGCCGGGTCTTTCATTGCGCCGGCCTCGCCGATTGCGCGCGCCGCGTAGTGCTTGAGCGCGTCGGCGATGATTTCTGCGTCTGTCACTTGTTCGCGCCTCGATTGAAGATGAGCACTAGGGCGGAAAAACACGCCCAAATCACGGCGGCGATCATTGCAAACCCCGAATCGCTTCGGCGCGATGCTGAAAGCTCTCGCGATGCTTGCCCGACAGCACATTGCCGGCGTATTCCGGCGCCTTGTAACCTTCGCCGCGTGTCGCCTCTGCCGCTCGACGGAAGCCGCGCAGGGTGTCGTCGTATCCGCTCAGATCGGCCCATTTGTGCGACGGGCAGATGATCGGCTCTTCGCCCTTTCCCTCGATCTTCGGCGCGAACTTGACGTAAGTCGTCATGTTCCCGTTCCACACCTCGCCGCGCTGCGTGAGCAGCAGCAGAGCATCATTGATCATGCGTTGCTCGACGTCGGGAAACGCGCTGTAAAACGATGCGCGCGAGTATCCCCGCCCCTCCTGCATGAACTGCAATATCTCTTCGGTGCTTATGGACTTCATTGAAAGACTCGCTCGTTTGGTGGAACGTGATCGATAAGGGCGCGCTGCGTCTCTTCGATCAACTCTTGTTCTGTGAATCCGTACATCTCTTCGAATGCTTCGGCGCTCAGGCCGTGAACGCCTTCCCTGCTGTCGGCGTGGTGGTGATGGCAAAGCGGTATCGTTCGGTAGTTCGATGCCTTGCCCCATCCGCCGCGCGCGTGAATCTGGTGATGCACTAGCGCCTGCATGCCGTCGACGTCGTATCCGATCCGACGGCACACGATGCAACCGCGCGCCGCGACGTGACCCATGTAGCGGCGTTCTGCTGCCGGTGTCGCCTTGCTCAATCTGCTACCTCATTGGGATTGATAATACCGTGTTTCATCGCTAAAAGGTAGTATTCCGAGACAAATTTTTACGCGACCTGAACCATCAGCGACGCGAACGGATTCGCCGGCTGTTGCGCAACGAGTGACCGAAGCCGCGCGACCGTCTCGTTCCTCGCGCTCTCGGACGCCTTCTTGACTGCGCGATCGGCTTCGAGCATCGCAAGCTCAACGGCTTCGACCTTTTGCGCCTCGCGCATCTCGCGGGCGATGCGTCGACCTTCTGCGCGCCGCGCCTTCCAGTTCAGCTTTCTGCGCGCCGCGGCTTCGGCTTCGAGCTTTGCGACCTTCCTGCGGTTGCGGGTGCGCTCCTGGCGCTCTGCGTCGGTCATTACGGGCGGGCGCTCTGCGTCTTTGCGCGATCCGGCGCGGTAAAGGCGCTCTAGCGTTCCGTTATCGGTCACGCGCCAGCGGCAAATGTAAATCTCGCGGTTCTCGTGCGCGCGGTTGATGACCGTCCACGATGTAGCCTTTGCGACGCCGAGCATTTCGCGGATTTCCTTCTCGGACAACATGCGGCGCGTCGCGCCCATGAGTTCGAGCAAATGGCGATGCGTTTCGCCTTTGTTAGTGACTGCCATATTCTTCGTATCCCTTTCCGGCCGGCAGTCGAATGTCGTTCTCGACGCACCAGGCGATTACGTATTCCAACAGGCTGTTCATGCGCCGGATCGACATTCCTGCGGACGATTCGCGCAGGTTGACCCATTCGCTCTCGATTCCCGGCACGATGTCAGCGCCGCCGCCAGTCGCGACCGAGTGACCGCTGATCATCAGCACCTTCCATTGCGCCGCGCTCAATGTGCGGCCGTGAAACTTCGCACGCTTGCTCAGATCGGAGAACAGCGCGTGAAGAAGCGCGTTCTGCTGCAATGAGCGCGTGGCGGGTTTGATAACGGCGCTCCATCCTTCCGGCGCTGTCACAACGGCGCGTGCCGCTTGTGCGCGCGTCCGCTCGTTCAATATGACGGCGCATTCATCCATTGATCGGCTCGCCCATTTCGAGATACGCGAGAATCGCGTCGCGAGCCTCGTCAAAGCCCTTCGCGACGACGACGTGATAGCCCTCGTTCCGCAGCGATCGAATCATCTCCTTCTGGCCTTCGCTCAACGATCCACCCTTGCGTCGTTTAAGCTCGATGAACATTCCGTGATAGATGCCGCGCGCCTTGTTGATCACAACATCGGGCACACCAGCGGTCACACCTTCCTTTTTCATGCGCACGGCCGTCTTGAGTGACCGCTTGCCTCCGTTCGGCACGGCGTATGCGATCAAGCCCGGAAACGCTGCACGAATCCATTGAAAGAGCATCGTTTGCTCCGTGGACTCCATCGGCACATGTTCAACACCGCGCTTCGCTTCTTTTGCCAATGTCATTCCCCGAAGTTCGCGAATTCGCCGTGAATCTCTGTTGCGGCGCGCTTGTATGCTTCAAACGCAACCGCAGGGTCGTCGTAATAGCCGATGTGCTTCTGCTTTCCGTTGAGCCTGATGACTGCCGTCCATCTTCCCTTGTGCCGCATTACGCCCTTGTATCCCGACGTATTGCTGCGGCGCATTCCAACATTCCGGGCGTTCTGCACTCGCGTGGCAATGCGCAAATTCGATCGCTGGTTATTGAGCGTGTTTCCGTCGATATGATCGACTTCGAGTTCGCCCCTGAAGCCAAGACCCATAATCACTCTGTGCATGAGTTGTTTGCACCGCCGAGCTTTCCCGTTCGGCAATACGCCGCCTTCTGGGTGAGGGATATTGCGCTTTGCGTACCCTTTGTCTACTGACCATCGGTGGGCGTTGAGGGCGTCAAAATCCTCGTCGTCGACCATCGCAAACTTGCCTTGCGTCAGCGGTATCAGCTTCATATGCGCTTGTCGCTCCTGATATACGCGTCCAGTTCCTTCCGCGCTATCTGCGCGGCCTTATCGCCGTGCTCCTTCCTCACCTTCTCGACGAGCGCCTTAGCCTTCGCGTAATAGCCTTGACGCCCGTCTTTAACCGCCGTGCGAAACCGCTCGAAGCATTCCGCGCGCTGTTGCTCGCTCAAAACGGCAGAGCGTCGGCCGTTTCCAGCACGAACGATTCGGCTTCGACGAGCGGCCTGAACGTCATGCGGCGATACGCATTGCGCGTCGCGCACACATCGTCGATGCAGTAATCCGCGACCGCTTGAATCTGGCCTTGCTTGATCAGCGGCCAAACGTCAGCGCCGCACAAGCCTTCGGTCTTGCCCGCGATGCCGAGCGCCTTGCACAGCTTGTCGAGCGAGACGTTGTTGCGCGAATCCCACCGCGTCATCGTGTCGTAAATGTGATCGGACCACGGCGCCGCGCCGAACGGAATAAACGCGGGCGGCTTGATGCCGAGAATCACCGCGCGCTTGAAAATGAACGGCAGATCGAAGCCGGCGATGTTGTGACCGATGAACACCGGATTGCGCATGAGCGCGGGCGCGTAAAGGCGGGCGATCCTCTCGAAAAACTCTTCGAGCAAATTGATTTCGCTGCGCGGCGTCAGGTCCGCAACCTTGATCGCGATTGCCGGGTGATCATCAATCGCAAAGCCGATCACCGCGACCTGCCCTTGCGCGCCGTCGAACGACGTCTTCGCGAGCTTGTCTTGCGCCGTCTCTTCGAGCTTTTCATCACGGAACCGCTCGACCCACAATTCCAACGCGCGATCCTTCGACGTGAACTTGATTTCGTTCGCGTCGGTCATGCCGAGTTCTTTGCAGGCGCGATCCTTCGTCATGTCCGACGGCGCTTTGAAGTTCTCGCGCAGGTCGGCGCGGATTTCTTCGATCAGTTCCGGGCGCTGCGAGGGGATCGATTCAATATCGACCACAATCTCTAATTGGCTCACTTTGCTCTCTCCTAGGTAGTTTTATAGGGCCAAAAAAAGGGCGCCTCTAAAGACGCCTGCGTTCTCACCACGTTGCTAGAATACCCTCGCGGTGCGATACCGTCAAGCGTTTCGCGCGTGTTTGAGCGTCAGATTCGCGCCGATCTGAGCGCATCGCTCTTCGACGATCGATTCGAGCAGCGTCACCGCCAGGCGTTGCACGGTCATCGCTAGGCCGACGGTCGCGCTGTTTACGCCGCTCGTCATCGTCTGTTCGAGCTTGTGCAGGGCCGCACGCAGTTCGATCGATGCTTCGGCGCTGTTCTTCGTGTATTCGGTCATTATTTGGCTCGGGTGATGCCCGGCGCGGGGCCGGGCGATTGATCGTCAGAAGGGAATATCCGAGTCGTCGTCATCGAACCCGCCGCTCGGCTGCTGCGGCTGCTGGCGCTGATTCGTGCGCTGCTGGCGCGGCGCTCCGGTGCTCGGGTTGCCGCGCTGCTGCTCGCCTTCCGCGCGCGATCCGAGCATCGTCAGGTTGTCGACGCGAAGCTCGGTCGTGTAGCGGTCGCTGCCGTCCTGCGCTTGCCATTTGCGCGTCTGCATCTTGCCTTCAACGAGCACCGACGAACCCTTGCGCAGATATTCATTTGCGATTTCCGCGAGGCGCTTGAATGCGACCGCCGTGAACCATTCGGTGCGCTCCTGCGGCTCGCCGCTGGCGTTCTTCCAGCGTTCCGACACTGCGATGCGCATGTTCGTCACAGCATCGCCGTTCGGCAGGTAGCGGGTTTCAGGGTCCGCGCCCAAATTGCCGACGATGATCACGCGTTGATAACTAGCCATATCGTTCCTCTCTTCTGCTTCAATTAAGCGCGCGCTTGGCGCGTCGGGTTTCGGGTAATTGGAACTGAGCCGATCTTAACTTCGCATCGCTGCCCGGATAGCTCCGCGATCGTTTCAGCAAAATCCGCGCATGCCGCATGCAGCAGCGCGGTCGTTGATTCCCTTCCGCGACCGAGTGCGTCGATTGATTCGAGCATGGCGCGGAAGGATGGGCGGTTGCGGATCATGCCGCGGCTTCGGCCGGCTCTTGCTTCGTGTGCGCGTCGATCACCTCTTGCTTCGCCGCTTGGAACTGCGCGAACGCTGCTTCGTCGTTCAATTCGGCCGCTTGTGTGCGCGCGGCGGCGAACGCTGCCTTCAGTGCTTCGCCGGTCTTGGCGCCTTTGATCGCGGCGATATGGCGCTTCACGTCGACGGGTTTCATCGCTTGCTTCGCTTGCGGCGCTTGCTGGCGGTGCTGCTGTTGCCCGACGCCCGATGCGGCGTTGCCGTCGTCGTCGTCTTGATACAGACCCGTAATCGCTGCCAGCGAGTAGCGGCGCATGTACGTGATCGCGCTTCCGACGCCTTGCGGATCGGACTTTTGCAGCGGCGTAACGGCCGTCGATTCGATCCATTCGCCCGATTCGTGAATCAAGCGAGTCGTGAGGTGGAGCTTGCCGTCATCGGACGGCGCCGGCGACTGGATGAAGATTATGCCCGCCTCGTTCAGCGGCCCTTTCACGGCGTCGATGACGGCCGGAAGGTCGGCGTACTTGCTCTTAAAGTGCGGATTGTTCGCGCCCTTCGCGGCGAATCCGATCGCGCGCTGAGCTTGCAACAGGGCCGGGGCGATCTTGCTGATGCTTTCAGACGTTTTCATTTTCGTTCTCTCCGCTAAGTTCGAGATATTGCTGCTCTTGTTCTTCAAGGTATTGCTGCGCTTCGCGGTCGTCGTCGCTCATATCGGATAAATCCCCTGTGCGGCGCAATAACCGAGAAACAGGCCAAAGCCGATAGCGAGAATCCAATCAAACATGCTCTCGCTCATGCCGACACCTTTGCGAAGAAGTCGACCATCCGTTCTATTATTTCGATCTGGCGTTCGATTTCTGCGGCGCGCTCTTGCTGCTGGCGCAAGTGAATGTGATTCGATCGGACGTCGCCGCCTTCGGACTGGATCAGCCTTTGTGCGACTTCGACGCCTGCTTGTGCGGAGAATCGCGCGGCGGCGATCACTTCTGCGAACTGCGCGGGAGTTTTGGACTGGCTCATATCGTGTTTCCTTTCGCTGGTGTGTGTTGTGCTGCTGAGATGAATCATACCTTGTCGGTGAGCGGTGTCAAGCACTTTTCACCAACAAGAGATGAAATTAGTTCGGCACAAAGCCAAGCTCGGCGAAACGCTCCTTTAGCGCCTGGTGCGCGCGCACTTCGAGCGCATGCACGGCGCGCGCGACTTTCTGCGCGAGGCGCGAGACGGCCATTGCGGAGACGCCGAGCCGGTCGCCGATCTGCCGCGTCGTTTCCATATACGCCTCGCCGAACGTGAATTCGCGCTCTATAACGGCTTCCAGAAGCGCCGCGTTCGCGTGCATATGGGTGAGGTGGAACTTGATCAATGCGAGCGCGTGCGCGTGCTTCTGATCGGCGTCGTCGGCCTTCTCCGCGCTCCACCGGCGCCCCTCGTACTTGCGCAGCGTGCCAGGGTCGCGGTGATAGCGCGCGATGACTGCGGCGCGCTCGATGGCGCTCAGTGTCGAGTCGATGGCTTGCATCGCCCATGCCGCATCGGTAATGCGGTCCGTCCAATCCCGTTTCTCGGTGACAGTGCTGCGCGCGACGGATTCGGAATAGCCGGGAACCTTGACGGCCGACGCTAGAGCGATCGTTTCGAATACGCTTTCGAGTGCTCGATGTACGCTTGCAAAGACCGCCACTCGCTGCACCGCCGACGCATTACTCGTTGCTTCGCGCATATCCAATCCCCTAACAGTTCCGTTTTGCCGATCGACCAAAGGCAGTGTTTGCATTGCGGGTCGCGCTGCTCGCGCTCAATCAAAATGTCGACTGGATCGCGGGTGTCGCCCCGCCGCTCCCATGTCATCAGAAGCCAGCGGCGAGACGGTTTTTCGTGCGCTGCGATTCCCAATTGAACTGGATCGCGCGGGATCGCTCGCGCAGCCGGTCGGCAACTCGATCGCCGACGTACTCGGCGAACTCCGGGCCGGTCATGTTCGAAATCAGAATCGTCGGCTTCGCGTTGCGATAGCGGCGATCGAGCACGTTCGTCAGGTGCGCGCGCACGTCTTCGGTCGCGCCTTGAACGCCGAACTCGTCGAGAATCAGCAGATCGACCGCGCCGGCCATGTCGACAAGCTCCGTCGTGCTCACCGTCGCGTCGCGCCGCATCGTGTCGCGAATCCGGGCGACGAGTTCCATCGCCGTGCTGTACATGACCGTATGCGCGCGCGCCATGACCTGATGCGCGATTGCGACCGCAAGGTGCGTCTTTCCGGTTCCGATGTTGCCGAGCATGACAATCGATGCGCCGCTCGACAGTGCCGCTTGGAAGCCGTCGGCGAATCGCTTGCAACGGTCGAGCGCCAATTGATGATCGTCCGTTTCTGCCGCGAACGTGTCGAAAGTGCGATCGACGAACCCGCCCGGAATGCCCGACTGCGCAAACCGCGCTTCGATGCGCGCTTGACGCGCTGCCGCCTCTTTCGCCGCTTCTTCCGACTCGCGCTGATCGGCTTCGACCTGGGCGCACTTGCCGCAGTGCGCGATGCGCAGGATCGGCGTGCCGTCACGCGCGAGGATGGCGCGGGCGAAATATTCGCCGTGCGTTTCGCAGTTCAAGCGTTCCGTTTCGATTGCCTTCATTTCCTCTCCCGGTCAGAAGTCGAACGGCGCATCAACGGGGCCGTCGTATGTCGTCGATTTTAAATCAAATCTGCTCTTTTGGGTAGTATTCGCACCCGCCCGCGACCCGGCTTTTCGTTGCGCTTGCAGGGCGATCGACGTTGCGCCGTCGTCGCGATCCCACGATGCTTTGAACCCGCCCCATCCGCGCACCACGCACAACCGGATCGTTTCATCCATCGACAACCCTGCGAGCGCCGCTTGCTCCGCGGTGTCTGCAAAGGCGGTTTCCGTGCTCGCCAGGCGCTTCGCCTTGCGGACCTTTAGCCAGTCATCCGCGACTTTCGGATCGACACCCTGCTCGATCAGCCATTTGCGGGCGTCAAAGCGCGTAGCGCGAGCGATCGAAGAGCGCGCAGTGCTTTTCTGCTTTTCTTCTGGTTCTTGGTTATTGGTTATTGGTTCTTGGTTTGCTTGCGAATAGGTTTCGTTAGCTTGGCTATTGCTATCCTGTTGGTTAGCTACAGGAAAGCTATAGCTTTCCTGTAGCTTTGCGTCGGCTTTGCGCGGCCTTCCTCCAAGTTTCCCGCGAACGCTTGCTGAGTCAGCCTTTGCGCGATATTTCTCTATCTCGCTATCACACCGATCATGGTGATAGCCGTCGTCTTGCAATTTGAACTTCAGCGTCAGAACGATCTTGACCGCGGCGCGCTGTTCTTCGCCGACTGCGCCTATGCTCATGCAAAGAACCTCGAAATCGGCCGGAAGCGGCTTCTCTGTGTCGTAGTAGACTTCGATCATGTCCCGATAGAGCCAGCGGGCAAGCTGCGGCATACGGACGGTTCCCGAATTGAAATCGCCGATGTGGTGTTGGTAGTAGTTCACGCCGACACCTTTGCGGCTTCGAATGCGCGCCTCTCTTCGCTTTCCTCGTGCTCGCGATAGGCGATCGCATTGCAAAGGGTGTCGAGGTTCACGACGACGCCGAGCGCCATGAAAATCGCGTACTGCAAGAGCCGGCCGTTCGTGTACGTGAAATTCTTCTTTCCGATGCGAACGAGCGCAAAGCTCTCGTAACGGACGCCCGCCGTCTCGCAGATCACCCGCATGACTGGCGTGCCGGCTTGCTTCCATACCCGGTGAGCGGTCAGCATTGGAAGACCGCGCATCTGTTCATCAAGCTCTGGCGCGACGCCGTACATGTTCTGATTGCCCTGCATGTTTAACCCCTCTCCGAGATTCGATGTGGAGAGTATAGCTATCCTATGGTGAGCATGCAAGCTCATTTTGATAGTTTTAGGTATGAGAAAACGGGACGCGAACTGTCTGTTTTATGTGTTGAGGTGTTGCGGGAAGTCTTACCTGCGTGGTATGGTTCTTCTCATAGCTGCACAGAAACCATAAAACCACTGCTGAACGGGACAGAAAATGGACATCTCAGAGATTCGATTCCGAAATTACCAACACCTATTCGAGCGATTCAAAGAAACTACCCGGCAGGATGATCCGGGTGCGCCAGAGAAGGGAATGCTTAAATTGTTTGGTGAGAAGCTAGGCATCCGCCAGGCGTATATGTCGCACATCAACACCCGATATAAGAACATCGGGCCGACCGCCGCACGGCAGATCGAGCAAGCTCTAGGCTTGCCGCATGGCTGGATGGATCAGGCGCACGACAAGAAGCAGCCAGTGCGCGCGAGCGTCGAAAAGTCGGCCCCGCAAGACGCATCGGCTGAACCGACCGACGCCGACGAACTGGCGTTCCTCGAAACGGCGATCAAGCTCTACCGCGACAACCCGCTGCGCGCGCAGACGGCCTTGCTGCAAGTGATGTCGAGCAAGTACGACAAGTAAGCGCCTACCACAAAAGCTACGGTAATTGTTTCCTGTGTCCGTGTAAAAATGTGTAAAACAACGGCTACAATTTTCTTGTGATACGTTTGCGAGTAGGGGTATGATCAATTCCGTCGGTGCCGTGCCGACACGACCCCCAGGACAGACGAAGATCATGTTTAGCCAGCAAAAGAATAGCTCGAATGGTAACGATCTCGCACCGATCGGTGAGCCGACGGTGATGAGCGAGCAGGAGTTTTTGATAGCGGTATCGAAGTTGAGCCACGACGAGCGGATGGAGTTTTTGCGTTGCCTGAACGCAACGCACTAAATTTCGGTGTGTTTCATCTCCTGAGGGTATTGACAGGTAGCGTTACGCTAAAGTACAATTCTGTCATGTTCAAGTAGTCCGCAAAATCTCTCCGTAGCAGTGGTTAAAGGGCGCCAGGGTCACACCTCGGCGCCCTTTCTTTTTGCTCCGCGAAAACACAAGTCCTGAGTCAACATCAGGCCGACTCGCCGGCGTAAGCGGCGCCCTTCGGGTTTCATGCCTCGTCTGTCGCGCAATGCGATGAGCCGCCCTTTCCGCGCGTCCTCTCCCCGCGCGATCGGCGGGAGGCATGAAACCCGAGCGGCAAGCTCAAAGAGCGGTGAAGTAGAAGGGCCAAGCGTCGACAACCTATCCCCCCGATGGGCCGATGCAATCATGCGCGATCGCGCGAATCCAGTTGTGCAATAAAAAAGCCGCTCAAGCGAGCGGCGCGGCGGATCGGGTTGCCACCCATGATCCTAATGCAGAAAGGTCGGAAGCCCGATTTGGCGGTCGGGCAAGCCGAATCATTCATCTAGTGCTATACGCGCGCGATCCTGTAGCTTGCGCAGGGCTTCGCGGTTCTCTAGCAGGTCATCGCCCCATGTAACGAGCGCCTTACAGATTGCGCGGTATTCCTTCGCATTCTTTAGTGCGTTCTGCTTTTCGAGCGTCGGCCGTGAGATTTTCCGCGGCTTGCGCTCGATGGTCGAGAGTATTTGGATCAGTTCGGCTCCCTCCCTGGCGTCGAGCGCCTTTAGGTAGAACGATTTCGGGTTCCGGGCATAGTCGCCCGGCGCTCCGATCGCCCGTCGGTAAAGCTCGACGAGCATGTGTTTTGGTAGTGCGGCGAGTTGCGGTCGATTCATGCGTGGGCCTATGTAAAAGCCCTGTGCGGGCTGGTTTCAATCAACGTCTGCTGCCGCGATTTCGATGCACTCGCGAAGCTCCGCGGTGAAGGTTGAGAGAGTCGCGGCTATGTCGCAATTCGGCTGCTCGTCTATGCGATCCATGAAATCAAGAAAGCCCCGCAAGTATCCGTCGCCATCGCGAGCGTTGATGTCAAAGCCTCCGCGAGCGCCTTGAGCATGAGCAGCGGCGGCGGTTGCGCCCTCGATGTTGCGAGCAATGAATTCGACGTATTGTGCGTGGTTCAGGAACATTTTTATTCTCTCCGGTTGGCGCGCTAATTCGTCAGCGCATGGGTTGAATCATGCCACCCGGAGAAAACAACAGTCAAGAGAAATTTGACTGTTAATCGTCGAGCCGCGAAAGATAGCGTTCGGCTTCGGCCTCTTCCCGCTCTTCGGCGGTCATCTCTTCTTCGTCGTAGTTATCGGCGTAGTCCAGTTCGTGATAGTAGCGGATCATTTGGTCCCTCGCGGTGTTGGTGTATGCGTGAATCATACCGATGAGAGAGCATCACAGTCAACAACTATCTTGACTGTTATCAAATAGGGGTTACACCGATGCTTTTTGCGCTTCTGAAGCACCCCGAAGGTGTGTTAAGATTTGTCTTAAGGTATGCGGGGTATCCGACGGAAGGGAAAGTTCCCTTCGGGCATCCCCTGCACCTCACGCCGCTACGGGGAATCAGATAAATGCAGACGAGAATATTCGCGCAGATAACGCACGAGGTAGTGCGCCAATGGCAGATCGACACCGGGCGTCAAGCAGCGCCGATGTGGTCGCAGGAACACCCGCACTATCGCGAGGCGATGGAAGGTCTGATCGGTCAGGTCATGGCGGGCAAGCTCGACCCTGAAGACTTCGCTGATACGCTCGGCGCGGCCGGTCGGATCGCCCTGCCGATTCTCGTCGCTATCACACCTGGCGGCGCATACGAAGAGCCGGAAATCGCCGATCCCGACCGCAAGCCGGGATATTCGGAAAAGGATTTGCTGCGCGAAGCTCCGCACAAGCGCGAGGCGAAGAAGCCCGGCGACGTGACGGTGACGAAATGAAGCTGATCACCGCGGTATTGGACGGACTGTTCATTGGCTGCGTGTGGTTCGCCGGCGCGGTCACGCTCGCATGGTGCGCGCAAGAACTGCTGTTTCACTGCTGATCATGGGGCGAGGCGTCGAGCGTGAGTTGCGCGAGTGACGGCTTGACCGTTCCGCCGTCGGGAGCCGGGCGAGTTGTTATCCGGTCGCGGCGATAAGATCGCGCGCCGCTTGGCGCTTTGCCCCTACCTGGAGAGAGATGATGGAAGCAATGACGGAGTGGTATCCGCCGAACGTTAAGCCGGTTCGGGTTGGTGTGTACCTGACAAATGCGCTTGACGGTCGATTCCAATACTGGAATGGCAAGTATTGGGGCGGCTACGCGGCTTATGAAGCGGCGGCGGCTGACCCGGAGGCTGTGTGGCGCAAATCCCGTTTTCAATGCGTGGAATGGCGCGGCCTCACTGCGCCCGCCAAGTAAGGCAATCAGCCGGTTAGATCCGGCTCTCTCATGCGCGGCGATTGGCTCCATAACAAGCGGAACGGCTTGCGAAAGAGGCGTAAACCAGTCGCCGCGCATGAGAGTGATGCGCGCATAGATATGCCGGGAAACAGACCGGAGCGCCGCTCTCACAGCGTGGCCTGTGCCTATACCGTCCGGACGGAAACAGGCACCGCGCAGGGTCGCTCCCTGTGGACTACGGGCCACGCTGTGAGAGTGAATGCGCAGGCTGATGCGCTATGCGGTCGCAGAATATCGGGGCGGCGGAAACGCCTATACGTGATGTAACCCGACGCTAACGCCCTTTTTGGCATGCCGGATCATAGGACTCAGCGCCGGCCACTCTCTACCCTTGCGCGCTGCGCTCCGCGTAGGTCAGCTACGCAGAACACACACAGGGCCGGCGCGCACCCCTACAGGACTTCGCATGTACCTCACCGACGTATTCGAGAGCATCAGCCTGTTGGCGAACGCCTATGCTCGCGCGGCGTGGCTCTGGTCGATCGAGCTAGATCGGCTATCGGCGATGTGCTCGACGGTGAGGGGATGCGGGAAATGAAAAAGCCCCTTTCGGGGCTGTCTGCTTAGAACCGGTAGTAGGCGAAGGCGCCGCACTCGTCGTCAATCTCTATGTCGTCGAGCCGTGCGTTCGAGACTTTCGCCAGCACCGCGCGCGCTGCGGTCAAGCTGGCTTCGTCGAGCGCTGCGAGGCTGAACATATCGTCGCGGCAGAACGTCACTTCGATGTTCGCAACGCCTGCGTCGGCGATCGTCTTTTCCATCTGGCGGCTGATTTGCGTGAGGTTCATTTTGCTCTCCGGTTGCGTTGTCGATGTGTGAATACTATCCCTGCGAGATTTAACAGTCAACAACTATTTTCGCTGTTCGGAGAAAAAGATGAGCGACGCCCGCCCCGACTGGCAACAACGCGTGATCGACGAGAAAGCTGAACTTGACGCCAGGATCGGCAAGCTCTGCGCGTTCCTGCAAAGCGACGCATACCGCGCCCTGCCCGACACCGACCGTCACTTGCTCGACCGGCAATTGAGCCACATGCGCGACTACGCGCACATTCTGTTCATGCGTGCTGCGAGGTTCGGATGATCGACCAGGCTTTCACCTTTGCGTCGGTCGCTGCGATCTATTGCGGCGGCGCTGGCGTGTGCGGTGTGCTGCTGACGTTCGCCTACGTTGCTGCGCGGGCAATGATTAGGGATATGTGATGAGCGACGACGACATTCTGCTGCGCGAACCCGTCACGCTCGAAGACATCATGCGCGAGGTAAAGGCGCTGCGGGATGAGGTGACGCTGCGCGATTACTTCGCGGCAAGGGCGATGCAGTCGATCGTCGCAGAGGCGGATTGGATGCTCGCGAATGCGGATACCGTAGCGCGCGATGCTTACCGGATTGCCGCGGCAATGCTGAAGGCGCGAGAGAGTGATGAATGACGAGCTAAGGCAGGCGATTCGCTACCGAGTCACTAATTGCCCGCGCGCGCACGCGAATCAGCCCCAAGACGCGCGCGAGGTTCGATGCTTCTGGTGCGATCACCGGAAGGAGCGCCCTGACGCGGTGTGCTGCGATCCGGTCACGCGCGCCAATGCTTGATGTATCGATACGCGTCAAGGGCCGCGAAGCCCTGCGCTCTCAGGTGTCGATAGTACGCGAGTCGGCTCATATTATGGGCGGCTCCGGTTTGTTTAGGTAGCGCATCAGGCCGTCTCGCGATGCGCTTTGGCGATGATGGCGAGCGTCTTGGCGCGGGCTTCCGCCTCGCCGGTCAGCGCTGCGTTCTCCATCGTCAGGCCGTTCGCGAGGATGAAAGCGTTCAGGCGGGCAATCATCGCTGCGGCTTGCTCGATCGTGTTCAGTTCGAAGTTGTTCATGGTCTGCCTCGGCTTGCCCGGCGTACCGGGCGCGGTGTTGTTAGATGGACAGCGAGGCGTTCATTGCCGCCTTCGTGATCTGATAGACCTGCTCTTCGCTGGCGTCCGGGTAAGCCGCGCGCACATTTGCTTCGATTGCCGCGAAGTTCTTCATCATTTCTGCGATCAGGGCTGCGTTCATTTCTTCTCTCCGGTTGGTGCGCGTCGTTCAGCGCATGGGATGAATCATACCGTCGAGAAATTCGAACAGTCAACAACTATTTTCGCTGTTATTTGCTAGGGAGAAACCCGGATGACCGACATCGCGCACACACTCGCCGAGCGCGGCGCTCGATATGGCGTGTTTGCTGATCACGCGGTGATCGCGCAGGGGCTTAAGGAAGTGATGTGGCAGGCGCCAGGATGGACGCGCCTGCAACCGGATCAGAAGCAGGCGCTAGAGGTCATCGGCGACAAGATCGCGCGGATATTGAACGGCGACCCGGACTATCACGACAACTGGCACGACATACAGGGGTATGCGCGTCTGGTTGCCGATCGGCTGGTTTAGCGAATGTCCCGCTCGCTGAACGGCTTGCGGGGCTTGAACAGCGCGAGATAGATCGCTTCGGCCCATTCGAACGCGGCTCGGATGATGGTCATTCCCCGCTCTCCTTCTGTTCTTTCATAGCTGCGTCGCTTGCATCATCCGGCGTGGGGTGGGTGAATAGCGGCACGATAGCGGCATTCAATTCGCCCTCGTAGCTCTCGATGTGTTTCTCGGCAAGCGACCGGCGAATGTAGACGGCACCGATAGGATTGATCGTTCCGTCAGCGTTTCCGATGTGCCATGCTACCGGCTCCTTCCTCTCCGCCAATACGCGGGATTCGAGGGCGCGACGATTCCATGACGTTCCGCACCTGTCGCCTTCGTCGCCGCTTTCGTGCCGCAATCCGCAAGAGCCGCACTCAACGATGCACGATTGCCGACGCGTTCCGGGCTGCTCGATGTACGCCTCTCCGCCGCAGAACGGGCACGGCTTCAGTTCTTCAGTCATTTGCTCGCTCCATTGCTGCGTCGATGGTGCGGTCCACGCTGGCATCAAAGCGATCGCTGATCCAATCCTTATGCGTGTCATGCGTCGGCGCT